TAGTTAAACCGCCTTACGATCTCATAAACACCATCATCACCAATATTAGAAATCTCATAGATAGAGTTGTTTACCCTTGCCTCTTTCAATCCACTCTCCAGAAACGCTTTTATATGCTTCCGCTCTGCGGAGGTAATATAATCGTCTTTATCAACCAAGGACAACTTCTTCACTTTTCGAGGAAGAATTTCCTCCTCACGTTTTATGCCCTTATATTCGGAGAATGGTTTTGTTTTACGTTTAGAGGAATCGATCCATTTCTTGAACTCATCCAACGCTACCCCGGTAATGTTGCCTAACCCTTGCCAGCCGTCCTCATAATTTGACAAGTAAGCGGACCTAGCGTCTTCCAAGGAAGAGAATCCAATCATAACCTTATGCTCGTCGAATGAACCATCAGTATTCACCTGATCCACGACATACACCATGTCACTATTCATATCCGGACCTAGGAATACGTCTATATGATCACCATCCACACCTTTAGTACCTCGAATGTAACCGTAAGTGTTGTTCATGGTAACAGACCACTCTTTTCCATTAGCATCCTTACCGGAACGGACGGAACCGGCGGGCTGTTCTATGGTGACATCGAAACCGTTTATCTTTATATGGCCTTTCTTGTAATTCCCGGCCTCTTTCTGCGCCTCGGAAGGGGTAGTGTCAACCTTTAGCTCCTCATCGTGCAATCTCTTAGCCTCCACTATGCGCTCGGCATAGTCCAAGGGGTTCTCATTCTCCTTTGGAGAAGGAGCGACAAAAGGAACTAGCCCCCTTGATGAGCCTTCTTGTGTAGCTCCATCCGTGCGATCAATGTCGGGGCCAGCCGATTCTCTTCCCTCAACCTCTCCAGTTCCCCCGGTCTGATCAAGTTGTTCTCTTGGCAGTACCTCGCCGCCTCCCTTGCGTAAGCCATCGCCTCCGCTTTCGTCATTTCCTTCAATGTTTTCATTTTCTATCGGTTTATTTTGCGCTAAGATAGCGTCTATTTCATTTTGTTCGTCAATTATGGCCTGTATTTCATCCATGATTTGCGAATCAAGCTCGCCTCGCTCCTCATCAGTCAATTGTTTCTCCGAGAAATCACGTGCCATGCTTTCCTCATACGCCTCGTATTCTTCCGGGGACATATGATAATTCTCCTCGCACCACTCAGCGTAAGCGTTGTACTCGGCCTGTCTCTCACGCTCAGCGATCGCCTCACGGTTCCTCTTGACATAATCGATCAAGTCTCCACGTGTACGAGCGGAAGACAAGACCTCTATGATAGCGTCCCTTCCGGCGTTCGTATCGTTCTCATCGAAGAAGTTCGTACCATTCTCCTTATCGGCAAGCTCCAATATCTCACCCGCCCTCTCTATATTAACACCGCCTTTCTCCGGAGAGGCGAACAATCCGAACATCCTCGCTGTCTCATTATTCCCGGCACCGGTCTCTTTCTTGTAACTGTCACGTGTCAATTTGATCGACCCATTAGCCAGCATCATGGCCGCAAGCTCCTCTCCGCTCATAGGATCACCCATCACGGAGACCTCCTTCGCTATGACATCACCCGGCTTCTTGCTGGCCTCCTTGATATCATCATCAAGATTAGCCCAGAAATCAGCCTCGACCTTGATCGAATCATACTCTTGTCTGGCTTTGATCAGTGCGACCTCGACCTTATCCTCTTTTCCGATAGGGGCATTGTCATATGCTTCTTGGGCCTTATCCAGTTTCTCTGAAGCCTTCTTGAGATCCTCGTCGAACGCCTTCCTCGTCACCTCGATCTTCTTGGGCATCTTATCCCCGTATTTATCATGGAGGAAATCCAAAGAGGCATCCACCCCAGACGACACGAAATTTGGCGTACCATCCTCCTTCATAACGACAGAAGATTTGATGTCCCCTGTAGGCTCTTGGTTATCCAAAGGAACCTCACTCCCCAGATTTGAAGATTGAGAAATACTCTCTGTCACATTTAACGTCTCAGCCTCTTTTAGAGACTGATCTCTAATATCTGACAATCTGCTTTTCACTCGATCAGAGGCTCCCTGTCTCATGGATTCCTCCTCTGGAGTAAGGGCATCACCTCTCGATATCTTATCCGCTATCAGGTTTACAACACTATCGTCAACATCACCTGTATCAACATAACGTTCGTATGGAGATTGCTCCTGCATAGATGCGTTATTATCAAAATCCTCTTTAGTCATGGATATATTGCCCACAGGATTCCCATCTCTATCCAATATCTCCAAGGCAACGTCACTCTCATCCATGTCGATCAAACGTGCTACCCTCCCATCGGACAATTTATACACCGGAGAATTTTGAACTACTTTTTGTTTATCTATCTCCGCTTGTTTAGCTTGATAATAATCTTCAACACTTATATTTCGTACAGGTTTTATCGGTTTTCCATTCAAATCTACCAGATAAGGATTTAACCGTCCATTCTCATTAAAGAATGCGTAAGGATTTCCATCTACATAGAAAGACTGTCCGATCGTTTCCTCTGGACTTGGAATAGAAGGATCATATTTACTATCTCTTTCTATCTCAGCCCTCATACTCTCCCTTATATTATTCACCGACACGTCGATTATCTCTTGCGTCTCCATGGATCGGACAGAAGATGGGTCAATCTCGCTTTTCAGGATCATCTCAACCTTTCCATCCGGTCCTTTCCACATGACACGGTCTTTCCCGTCCTCCATCATGCCTTGCACTATAGTGCCGGGAGTAAGTTGCTTAGTCAAGGGATCAACCCTTGAAGCCTCAATGTATAAACCCGTCTCAGGATTAGACTCTGACTCTATAGCTTCCGTCTCTGCTTGAGTCGCCTCATCCATTTTCTTGCTTTCGCCGTTGGCTAAACCATCATATACGCTACGGCGATAGAAATAATCCATGATCGCTTTCTTTTGCTCCATGTTAAAACGATCAGAGGCTATCATATCCCTTACCACGTCCTTCCTCTGGTCTGGATCCATATTCATCAATTCATCTTTTAGCACATCGAAATCGTCGCCAAAAACTTTTCTTCCATTTGCCTCACTTCTTTCCAAACCCTTTCTCGCATTATATCTTACGCCTCTGAGTCCAATTAGATTGACTGAACCTAAAATGCCACTCATAAGCCCTACTGTACCTGCGGTCTGCAATAAATTATCCAAAGATCCTAGGTCTTCCAATGACTGATCTCCTACTATCGCCGCATTCAACAAACCTCCGACATACTCCTCTGCCGTTTCACCAAAGAAACCATCATATTTAGCATCCTGCATAATTTTATTGAATCCTTTCGTCCAATCCGCAGTAGTGAGCTTGTTCATGGAGTTGACCAAAGCAGAGGCGCTTATCTTCTTACCAGCCTTAGTCTCCTTTAATATATCGCCTACCGGTCCAAAATAAGAGCCGAACATCTCTGAGAAATTGTCAATAGAGCGTGATGCCAAGGATTTATATAACGCACTTCCTATACTCTCTTTGCCTACACTTCCGACCTTGACTGGATTACCATTCTCGTCTCTCAATACTTCTCCCGTATCAAGGTCTCTGACCTCCTGCCCAAAACTTACCCTTCCTACATCCGTGTATACAGGAGATCCGATCATTCTTGAATAAGTATCAGCGGCGACTCCTGTAGCCCCAGTCGTGGCGGCCATGCCAGTAGAGGCGGCGATATCCCCCACTACACGACCAGCCACACCAGCCACCTTAGGAATGACCTTACCGCCAAATCTCTTGGCGGCGTAACCAGCCAAGGCCTTACCGACACCTTTGCCCGCGCCAGACAAAGGATTGACAATCATTTCCAGCATAAAAGGGATCGATTGCACGAAACCAGATCCAATATCATAGGATACTCCCAAATCGCTAGCGTAAACCTTCGCAGCCGTATTAACTGCCACGGCATCCAACAATCTTTGCTCATCTTGGCTAAGTTCCTCCCCACTCTCGAATTTACGCAAGGCATTATAAACACTTTTATTTGCGGCTAAATCAGACGTACCGAAATCCCACGTACCCAATTTGGAAGCGGCATCTCTCATGCCTCTCAATACACCCCCGCCTTCCTTTCTCGCCTTGATAAGATCATCGGCCTCGTTAAGATAGTTACGAGCCGATATCAAATTCGTTGTGACATCTATAGGCCTTATACCTTCCGGGACATTACCTCTCATCGCATTGGATATCTCATCGTCCAACCCTATCCTATTTTCATTAATAGATTCCGATATGAGACCAAACTTATCATTAGGTTTAACAGTCTCTATCTTTCCTTTTTTTCGCAACGACTCAAAGTTATAATCCGGAGAGTTTGTTAAAGGATTAACATACTCCGATTGATCGGGCTTTGTCACATCAAACTCTTGCCTTAAGGCAATTGGAGGAGGATTCTGGCTTGATTGAGACACATAATCTGTATCATCAAAGTCGTTGTCACGCTCAGGATTATCCAAGCTGGAGAAATCCTCGTAAGGAGTAGCGTTCTTAAACGTACCCAAGAAATCCCTTTTACGTGACACGGGGATCTCATATACATCATCCTTTACCGAGAACCGGGTTACCGCATCAGGATACATGGATTCAAACTTGTCTACCACCTCTTCCGGTATATCATATAATTTATCGTTGTATTTATATCTTGCCATCACTTCTTCCTTTTACCAACCTTATTATCCTCAAAATCGCTTTCCTTTACCTCATAATCATCGATATTGAAACTATCCTCACTCTCTATGATTGATTGAGGGATATTCAACTCATGTCCATCGGCAACCCATCTTCCGATAGCCTGTTTCATCTCATCTCTCGTTGGAGTCTTACTCTTACCAAAACGATCAGTATCTGATATTTTATACTCAGGATCCAATTGATTATACAATATGGATGTAACTGTCGGATCATTGAAAGATTTCTCCTTGACATCAACATACCCATTAGCCGTAGGTATGGTGATAATCCCCCTCTTCCCTGACTCCCCAGAACCACCAGATCTTATGTTAGCGACCTTTATCTGGTTCGCTCGGTTCGCCGCCTCTTCCTTGGATCGGTTCTCTGCCTTGAATTGCTCCGTAACCATTCTGTTCGCTTGCCTGTACGCCTCCAATGTCATTGCGTTAGCTTGCTTTTGATCGATCTCGCCCTTCCTTATCCTAGCGTCAATATCCTTCAAGGCCAGCTTCAAACGATAATCCCTCTGCGCCTTTTGCCTAGCCGCCTCCAGATCACGTTGATAGGCTATCTCACCCATCTTGGCGTTCGTGAGCAACGTATCGTATTTCCTCTTCAAGGCGTTTCTCCTTTCCGTTATCTCACGTTGCCTAGCGTCAAGGGGAGCGAGATTGTTCACGACCACGGGACTCGATCCCTTGGCCGTCCCCACCATTCCGGCTATGTTGCTTATCAGGTCGCTTATCCCCGTTATGGCACGGCTCGCCCGGTCGTTCCTCTCACGTCTCGCCCTTTGCTCGCCCGTCTCGTACTCGGGATCGCTCGTACGCATCATCTCGATAATCTCCTCCGTGGAGTAAGGATCACGCTTACCCGCCTTGATCGCCTCGCTTTGTATGTTCCAATATCCTTGCGGGGTTATCTCACCCGTGTTAATGGCTTGCTCGGCTGTCATATCCGCGAACTTGTCATACATGGACAACGGGGTTGCCTCTGGTTTCACCGGCGCTTGCGTTAAAGATGGGGCCTGCAACGGGACGGTCCCCACATTCGGTATAGCCGTTTCCACCGTACCGGGAACAGGTGCCGATGCCGGAGATTGTACTTGAGGCTGTGGTTGCGCCACGGGCTGGGATACTGGTACCTGTGCCGGCACGCTCGCGCCGGACGTAGCTTGAGGAGCCACGGCTTGGGCGTTTCTCCTCCTCTCTTCCTCTACTAAATCTATTCTTCCCGCCATATCACTTCACTCCCGCCCATTTACCAAGTTTTGTGCTACTTAAAACGCCATCGCCAAAAGCGTCGCCAAGACCTCCAGCCGCCGTAGCCAATCCCGCCGCTTGCGTGGCCACGTTCGCCGCCTTCTTAGAGTTTAAATCCATCTCCGCTTGGTTGAATGCGGTCTGCTGGTTGACATAATTGTTACGCACACCCTCCTTATAAGCCTCGGCTTGGCCTACGATATCGCTAGTCACGTCCCCCAAGACCTCGTTGGCCGCTTGTTTCTGCAAGGCCACGGACTCATCGGACGCTCCCGCAACGGCG